GTAGATTTTTGTTTCTCAATAAAAAACTGTTTTTGTTTTGTTTTGTTTTCTGTGTCAATTATGCCGTTTTGACGCATGGCCTCGGCTCGAATGGTGCGTCGCATTTCGTTTCGTTGTGTCACATATTTGTGGCCAAGTGTGTTGTTGCATTTGGCGCAAATGCCTCGCAAGTTTTCTAGGTTGTGGCCGCCGCCTGCGTCTATTGGCACAATGTGGTCGACTTGTGTGCTGGGTGTTTTGTTGCAGACGGTGCAGGTTGGTTGTTCTCGAAGTACCACCCCCCTGTTTTTTTGGTATTCGGGATTGTGATGTGCGTTAGCCATGTGCACCCCACGTTGTGCTAGCGCGCGCTGACGCGCTTGCTGTCAGTTGGTTGTAATTGTTTTGCATGTCGGGCTCGGCTCTGTTGTTTTGTTTTGTTTTGTTTGTCATTGTTTGTTGTGATTAAACCTTAGTGTGATTAGCCCCCCGTCGCCTGCCTCACGCGACACCCATTGCTTTGATCGTTTGCCTGACGACGTGTTACCACGTGCGTCATCTACCCACGTTGCCGTGTGTTACCAACCGCCATGCAACTGGCTTAGGTCATGCTCGTTATTTAGTTTTGTGGTTCGCCAGTAACTTGTAATGCGTCAATTACCTTCGAAATGTCTTGTTTTGTTAATTCGCTTGTGCTGTTAATTGTTCGCCCAAGTACGTTGCAACAATACTCTTTAAGATCATCGCCCTTAATGCCTTTACCGTTAGCTAGACCGCGCATCATGCCTAATTGCTTACTGCTGGGGTAAACCTTTTGAGGGCCTTCTTCTGGAAATGGCACAACCTCAGCCAAATGTGTTTGCTGACGTGATTGCGCTGCCTCAACCTCATCACGGGACGCAATTGCTTTATTGGCGCCGATCCCCATCATGGCAATAGCTCGACCAATAGCGCTTGTGTATCCGACCTCGTTTTCGCTCATTTTTGTGTACGGCGTACGGCCTGGGTATACCTCGCACGCTGACGCAATAACTGGCAACGGATCGTCAGGGCTACGCCAAATAGTAACGATGCAACGAATAAAGCATGATTTGTCAGGCATTTCTATTATTTCGCGATGCGTTTCTTGAATACGTAACTCGGGCCAACGTTCAAACGCCATTTTTAGGCGTGTAGCTACGTCGACATAGTTGTCCATAAAATTGCTCATGCTGCAACCGTGCTTTGTAAGTCGCTAATTGGTTTTAAATCTTTTTGTGGTACCCAATAACTGTCTTTGCGTACTTTTGGCACGGTACGCCAATATTTTTCATTTACGCAATCATTGAAATGCAACCAACCAACCAATGTGACTGACAATTCTTTAAAATTAATTGTTGTTAACACATAGTTTGCAGGTTTGTCGTTTTCATACACAATCAAATTGCCGTTCGTGTGTTGCGTTGATCGAATTTCTAAACCGTTAACTAAATCAGGTCGGTTTACTTGAAAAATGCTGTCAAAATTAAATGGCACACCTAAGATTTGTGCAGCGCAATACTCGGACATTAAACCCATTAAGCTCACACTTAATTCAGGCGCTACTACGTAATCTTTATAGTTGCCGCGTCGAGCTCTTTCGTTCATTTCGGTTGTATAAGTGTTAATTTTCTGCCATTCGTTTTGTGTTAAAACATATTTATTGACCACGACGCAACCGATCTGACATCATTTGGCCGTCTGCTTGCAAATTTTCTATTTGTTGATTTTGTATTCCGATTTCAATGTCACGTTGTTTCACACGCTCAAGCAGATCGCTAATGATGCTTAACAAATATTTAATCTCAATGCGTGCTTGGTTCAGTACGTCGATTAGTTCGCCGTCGTCAAGCGCATTGTGATCGTCAATCTGATGTTGCAATTCTCGTAGCGTGCTACGCGCTGCTAACTCCCACGGATTACGTAACGGCACTCTGTTCGCTGTAATTTCGTTCATTACGTGCATTATTGCTTTGAACTGTGGGTCAGTTCTTGGGTCGATGTTCTCGGTCATCTTTTGCCTTTCGTTTGTTGGTGACTGACATTATCAGGTAGGTGTACGCAGTTAAGACAGTTGCAAGAAATAAATGTTTTAAAGTGACCATGCACGCCACCCATTCGAGTATCTAAAGATTGCTAATGCGCTGCGCAAATTGTTTTCTAAGTCAAATAGATCGTCGCAGGTAGATATCAGGCCGTACGCCTGCAAATAGCCATTTGGCCAATAACGCGACGGTTTGCACCAAAACTGGTTTATTTGCATTACGCCATTTGAACCACCATTTGGATCATTCGGGTTAAACGCCAAAGGCAAACATCGGCTTTCACGGTAGGCAACCGCTACCAGTTGTGTAAGGTCTTGTTCAGCCCAACCAACATGTTTAGCCATGTCAAACACCGTCTGACAAGCGTCAGGTTGCGTTATAGGCGTAGTTATGGCAATTGTGGTAGTTGGACTAGGCACGGTTATTGGCTGGCCGTAGCCCTCAAATACTTCAGGCTGTCTGACTGCTAAATCGTCGGCTGTTGGCGCAGACGGCGGCGTCAATATAAATATTGAAATTACGCTAATGAATAGCGATATTGCTGTTTTGCTAATGAGTGTCATAATTGACCTACTTTCTCGGGTAGGTAAATAACCTTAGACGGTTTTAATCGCCTCTGTCGGTGATACCCCAAAAACGGCTTGCCAACGCTGTTTTGCAATAATCGGGTCATTGGCGACGTGCGGATCAATTTCTATGTGATACCAGTCGCCCTGCTCGACTGACGGTAGCGGTTGCCATGTGCCACGATCGCATTTCCATGACCGTTGCATTGCGTAGTCAATCACAAGTTGTATGCCTAAATGGTCTGCGTTTTCTAAACACTTAACAATAAACGCTAGTGACGCTTTGCGGCCGTCAACTTTGCCAAGCTTTTTTTGATTAAGCCAACGGTACGACAAATCCATTGCTAGCCCACGCGCATGATTGCTGATCGTGCCAGGTCTGTTGCGTACGTCGCGCACAACCCATGTGCCGTTATTCCACAAACTGCCGTCACTATGTTTGCAAGCCAGTCGAGCCCACTCCGCAGTCCCAGCCAACGCCGACTTCACAACGGGCTGTTGTGTAACTATGTACGCGCGATTAGGCATTGTTATTTAGTAGGTTTTTTTATGCCGTTAGACGCAACAATGCCTGACAATGTGCCAGTCAAAAACACAACAATGGTTGACATTAAGTCAATAAACGCTGCGTCGTTAGGTGCTTGTTTTTCAGGTTGCGACACAAATAGTAGGCCGTAGGTCATGCCTAAAACTATGGTGCTAAAAACTATTGCGAGTAGTACGCCTACGGTGACGATCATGCGTGCGTGGAGTTCGTCGGCTGTGTATCTGTGTCGAGTCATGGTGTCATGCCGCATCGGTCAGGCACGTTGCAGTTATCTAGCGTCATGTTTTTGACCCGTGATTTGACGGTGATTGTGTTGTCGCGTGTTGTTTCGCAAGCGGTCAACATAAGTATTAGCGCAAATAGCCCGTAACGCATTGCATCGCTATTCGACTGGCGGAATATATGGCGGGGTATATGGCGGCACAAATTCGTTTAAGTCTGCGTCAAATGTAAAACCTGCGTTTGCGTAGCAACCTCTAAAATTTGCGTGGTAACTGGTCTGCAACCATAAACCGTCTAAACCTAGTGATGCTATAAACGCTTGTCCGATTGGTTCGCTTTCGGGATAGTCGCCGCCGCCGCAATCTTCGTTAGCAATTACAATAACTTGTTGAACAATGTCGTTTTGAACTTTTGCAAAATGTGCCATAGTGCTAAACCTTAAACCTAATAAAACAAACGCCGCTGCCGCCGTTACCTGAAGTTACTGCCGTAGATACGCCTGCACCGCCACCTGACCCGCTGTTAGCCGCTGCGCTACTTGGGGTTGCATTTATTGAACCTGAATTTGATGACGCGTTTGATGAACCGCCCGCCCCGCCTGTGACTGTGCCACCGCCGCCGCCGCCTGTCGCGCGATAACTGGCTGACCCGCTGACAAAAGGACTGATGTCAAAACCTGACCCGCCCGCACCGCCAACTGTCCCCGATGCTGCCGCGCTTCCAACCGACTGATTTCCGCCACCGCCCCCGCCTGCATACGGTGCTGAACCGCTTGAATTACCGCCGTTGAAACCTAAACCAAAATTATAAACAAGCGCTGAGTTAGCAGATGAAGCACCTTGACCGCCACCGATACAAAAAGTAGAAACATCGCCATTGTTTAACCCAGCAAAACTTGCGCTACCTACTGCAAACGGATTAAACGGTGAATCTGCACCGATGCTTGTATTGCCACCAATTGACTGTGTACCGTAATTTACAAACGAACCACCCGCACCAATAGTTACAGTTTGGTTTGTTGACAAATAAATTGAATTGACTGTCACCGCACCACTACCACCACCGCCACCACCTCGAGCGACGCTCGTCCAGTAAGTACCACCTGACCCGCCACCGATTGCAAGGTAGTCAAAAAACCCTGCTTTAGTAACAGTCAAAGTACCAGTTGAATTAAAAGTTAAAAGCGTGTAATTTATTCCGCCAACAGTAATGCTCGACGACGAACCGCCCGTCGCCGTACCGTAGGCGCTACCGCCCCCTAAATTAAAAAAAGTAAAAGTTGACGCCGACAATGCAAGTAAATAGCCGCCCCCATATTGCGCCAAAGCAAGCGAACCGCTTGTGTTAATAGTTACGCCCGCGCCTGCCGTAATTGTGCAAACGCCTGCACCTTTATTGGCAACCTGAATAACATCACCAACCGTAAAAATCGAGTTATTAACCGTGATCGTTGTAGCGCTTGCGCTATTCATAATTGTGCGCTTAGTGACATCGCCTGCGATCAGCGTGTACGACGCAGTTTTATCTGATATCGGTAAATTTTGTATGTCGTTAAGTTGCGCGGCCGTCAAAACTTGACCAGCAACAAACGGAAATGGCGTTGTCATATTGTCCTTTACCTTATCCTAAAACGTTGTCTGCATCAATGATGCCAAAAACCGCGTCGTTTAATATTAACTCGTAGACAACAACGGTTGGCGACGTAAAATACATGACGCTGTGGCCGTTACTAACCGTGATCGTATGCTCGACACCCTCAACCGCTAATTCCTGGGCTAACTCGGTTGTGCCAGCACCCGACGCAAACGTTTTTTCAATGGTGATTGTGTCGCCAATATCAATGATTGCAACTGTGTCGCGTTGCGCTGTTGTCAATTTGTTTAGGTTTGTGCCTAACGACGTGTAACGCGCCTCAGGTTCGGGTTCTAATAGGTAATTGGCTAACGCCAACGCCGCTGTATTGTCGTGCAGCAATGAACCTGTGATGCTGGCTGTTTGAATAAAATATTTGGCTTGGCTAGCTGCATCATCTGCGACTTGTTGGGTTGTGTTGCCAAGTATGGCGACCGCTGCACGGTTAACAACTTGATCTGCTTCAAATGATATGCCTACGGCGTCATAAGGTATGTTTGTGCCGTCGTCGTGAAAGTCTGCTACCGATCCGCTAAGCGTCGCACCGATACGCGGCTCGAATGTTAGGTCGCCGTCACGTGCCATAAATAGACGGCCTTGCTCGGCTGTATTAATTTGGTTGCAATATTCAAGCACGTTTGTGCCTTCAGCAATTGTGAAGGCTGCTGCACCGCCTAAGGTTTGTGTGCCTGTGCTGATGTTGCGTTGTCCTGCTGGAAATGCGACTTCGGGCCGATCCAATATTGTTGTTAGTCGAGTGCTAGACAATTGTTCGCTGACGTTAAATTCTGCTAAATATGTTTGTGCCAGCAAATAAAAATCGTCTGCACAATAAACGGTCACCGTATCTAAGCCGCCTAACGCAAAATTGTAGTCAAAATTTACTATGTAACCTTTGAACAAATATTCTTTGACGTTGATGTTGTTGTATCGCGCTAGTTGCACTTTTCGCATTGGTGCTAAACCTGGTTGTGCTGTTGTCGGATCGTAATACGGTGACAACGTGTCAAATGGGTTGAATATGCCTGTTGTGTCAAGCATGTTAAACGACATTGTGCCAGCGCTAAATTGGTCGCCTTGATCGCGTCGGCCACGTTTGACCATAATGCTGTCTATGCCGTCGGTGACGTCCGCAAAATTTGTTGTACCGTTTAGCACATAAGTTGTGTTGTTTAATACGCCAGCCGTTGCGTCATCAAGGATAAATGCGTCTTGTATAAATCCTGTGTCAATTTCTAGTGTGTAGTTGCCTGCACCGACAACTGCTGTGCCAGCCATTAGGCAACCTGTATTTGTGCTGGGCCTGCTGATCTGTTGTATGCGCGGATTGCATTGACAACCGCTTGACCTATTTCGGCGCTAGTCGACAAACCGCCCGTCACATTAACTGTTAGCCCACCACCAAAACCGCCTGCACGATTTAATGGCACAACTGCTTCAGGGCCGCGCTCACCAATCATTGCCAACGTTGGTGACGTCACAATGCCACCGTCGGCGAGCATCGGTATGTTTGGCACGCTTATGCTTTTACCGCCAAAACTTGGCACCCATGACGGAAACGAAAACGACAATTTGCCTATTGTGCCATTCCATAATTTGGCTATTGCGTTAAATATGCCTTTGTAGATGTTTAGTACACCTGTAAAATAACTTGTCAAAAAATCTAGGCTGGTTGTTACGGCTGTTTTGATTGCACTAAATACTGTGTCAACTACTTCGCGGACAATTTCAAATCGTTTGTATAGCAAAACCATTGCAGCAATAAACGCAACTATGCCGATGATAATTAAAGCAATAGGGTTGGCGTTTAAAACAAAATTGAACAACGCTGTTGCGGCTGTAACTGCTTGTGTAGCAATCGTGTACGCTTTCATTGCAATATTTGCGACAACAATTGCAGCTGCAAAACCGCCAATGACGCCTGCAATAATTAAAAACGCTGTTGTGTTTTGTTGCGCCCACGCTGCTAATGGCGCCAATATTCCTAAAAGTTTTTCTAAAACTGGCAACAATGCTGCGCCAATGCTTTCTTTAGTTTCGTCCATAGCAATTTTCATTGATTTCATTCGACCTTCGTACGATTGGGCTGCGACGTCTGCTGCGCCACCAAACGACGCAGATAAAGCGTCGGTTATATCTGCCAATGTGCTTTCGCTATCAATTACGCCTTTAAGCGAAGGATCGAGTTTTGTTAATGCTGCTGTTTGACCGTTGGCTGCTTTACCTAACGCCATTGTGACGGTTTCTAGGTCTTTGCCTGTGGCTGCCGATATGTCGAGTGCTGTTGACATTAAGTTTTGTGCGGCTTCGACTGATCCAGTAGACCTAACTAAATTCGATAGAGCTGGCCTAAGTTCATCGTCCGCAACTGCTTTTGCCATAGACAAACTAGATATAAACGCCTCATTTTGTTTAATGACGTCATCGGTTGCACCTGCGCTAGTGCGCAATTGTTGCGCTAATAGGTCTTGTGCTTTCTGATCCTCAACGGCTGCTTTAGTGGCTAAACCTAAACCAGTAGCCAAACCGCCCAATACTGCAAGCGCTGGCACCATTGCCTTTTTAAGTGCAAAACCTGCTTTAGCGCCAGCACCTTCTAACTGTTTAAATTCTTTGACGGCTTTGTCAATACCTTTGCCGTCAAACTCGCTAATAATCGGAATAGATAAAGCCATGACTAAAGATCTTTCTGCACGGTTGTAATAGTGCCTTGGATCATTTTAAACATTTCGCCTTCAATGCCTCGGCGTGCTTTGTAAACGGCTGGCCCGATAAGTCGAGTGCGACCAGCGCTAACGGGATAGCCAGCAATACGCAAACTTGTATCTAAACGGTTTGAATTTCTGCGACCTGCAACCTCAAAGATCGCTGCACCTTGGTCTTTTTGTTCAATAAGAATTACGCCAACCGCGTTGCGCCGTGTGTCAAAACGCATCTTGACGCCGCTTTGTGCTTTGTCAACGCTAAAACCTTTTATGCGTCTGCCGTCTTTTTTTTGTGTCCAATCGTTTGCAAAGTTGCTTATTGGTACACGTGTATAAACTGCTTTGCCAGCATTAATTGCTGGTTGTGCGATCGCCGTTGCGTCAGCTTTAAAATCTTTTTGTAGTTGTGGATCAATTTTACGCAACGAATTAATTGTCTGTTTTAAACCGACGACTTCAACAGTTGTAGATACTGGCATCACTTACGCTCTTTGTTTAATAAATCAATAGTTGTGTTCATGTCGTCAGCCTCGAATGGTATTTGTGGCGGCCAAAATCCAGTAGCCACAAGAATTTGTGCTAGTCCGTAGCGGTAGGAACCGCGTCGACTTTTGGGTCATTTGCCGCCTTAGGCAAACACGATTTTAATGATTTGACATAATCGTCAAACATTGCAGGCACGACAATGCCTGACAACTTTGATGCCTCGTAAGCCAAATATGCTAAATCCTCTTGACCAATTGCGCTACCTAATTCAGATGCTTTGCGTTTGTATTTACGCTCCCACAACACAATTGAAAACAATGTTGTTTCAACTGTTACTGGTTCACGATCGTCTAAAAATTGAACTTCAAGTGTTAATTGCATTACGCCCCCTCGGTACGGCTTTGTTTGTTTTTACTTGCTTTATTAGTTCTCAGCGGCCAAAGCCGCAAGATCATGAAACTGCTTTGGTTAGTGCGCCACCAGCAAATGTCAATGTGATCGTTGACAGTTCGCCAAGCGATGCCGAAATTGGTGTGTGGCTTGCAAGGTAACAACCAGTCAATGTGTATTTTGGTGCTGTCGCAGTTGGTGTAGCTAAACCTGCTGCAGTTGGCGACACAACAATGTTGCACGTAATGCCAACCAAACCATAA